AGAACGCAGAGATTGTTAATCAGGTAGCGACCGGACAAAGGTCGGAGGCATTCATAACCAGTGAATTTGCGTCCGTAACAGGGATCGAGGCGTTCCGTACCGGGCCGAGAGAGTCAGCGCCTGTTGTAATTCGGCAGACATTCGGCGTCGCCACAGTTATTCAGCACGCACCGGACATGCCGAATGGCTTCATCATCATAACTTCCTATCCGAGGAACGATTAGCGTGAAACCGCCGCAAGCCTTCTATGATTTTACGTTGCAGTTCCACCAGGATTTGCATCTCGTTTATCCGAACTGGGGGGCTGAAGCTCCCTCGGCACGCCATGACATCTACGAAAGTTTCCGCCAAAGGTATGGCGACCAAGCGGTGCGTGAATTGAATGAATTCTTCGACGGACTACTGTCCAACAAGCATGCCGACCTTGAAGAACTTTGGTTCAACGAGTCAAAGGCTGACTGGGTCATTCCCAGCGAAGGTATTCGGCGTCTTTTCAGGGATTTTCAGGCATGGGCATCGTCGGTACGATAGCTGCCGCCTCAAATCAAAGCCTCCCCTCCACCCAGTTCGCCACGATCAGCCCCGGCACGCTGTCCAGCGCTCGGCCGGCATCGCGCGCTAGGTCTAGCCGCTTCGGCAGCTTGACCTGCGGTACCAGCAGGAAGATCGGCGCGGTGACCTTGCCGCGCCCGGTCTTCGAGCGCGACACCACCGCCTGTCCCTTCGTGTTCAGCCGTCCCTCCGCGACCAGCAGGCTCGGGCCGGTGGGGCGATAGACGAAGCGCAGGCGCAACCCGCGGCGGCGCTCCCATTCGCCGGGGGTGATTCGGCCACCTCGCAGGGATTTGCCCGCCGCGGGCAGCGGGATCGCCAGCCAGAACCCGTCTTTCGAACGGATCAGCGGGCCGGTGTCGTGGGCACCGACGATGACCGGTGCTTGCGACCAGACCAACGCGGCAGCGTCGAGGCTTTCGCCCGCCTTCGGAAACGTCTGGCTACGGATCGTGTTGGCGAGGCGTGTTCCGAGCCTTGCACCCGTGACCTGCAAGCGCCACGCGGCCTTTAGCCCGGTCCCGGCCTCGCGCATCGCGGCGGTCACGGCGCGTTCGCCCGCCGCGACCTCGGCCTGCATCATCGCGACGATGTCGGGATCGATGTCGAGCTTCAGTTTCACGCGGGCCTCAGATCCACGGTCCAGACGAGCCGCTCGCGGTCGCGGACAGGCTCGCCCTGGATCAGGAATGCGTCGCCGTCGATCTCGATCCAGTCGCCGGGACGCGGGTTCGCGACGTCGGCGACGCGGAGGTCGATCCGGGTGGTCTCGGACCAGAGCCGGGCATCGCCGAAGTCGGTGACGGCGTCGGCGCGTCGTGCGACGGCACGCACCAGCACGGGCGCCCCGCCGTCGGCGATGTAGACCGCATCCCGGCCGATGTTCGGATCGGCGAAGAGCGCGCCAACGGCGGCGGCGAAGGCGCTCATCAGAACGTCGCGTTCAGGCGCACCCGGCCGATGGTGTCGCCCGCGCCGCTGGCCACCGCCTCGGTCGCGACGCCGATGAGGGTGTTGTCGGTCGCGACCGTGGTGCAGCGCTTGTTGGTGTCGTCCCAGTAGACCTTGGCGCCGACGGTCCAGGCCTGGGAGCCCACCTTGGTGATGTCGAAGACGCCGACGAGCGCGGTCTCGACGGGTTCGCCGAGGGCGGACGCCGCGGCGGCGATGCCGAAGATGGAGCCGACGAGCAGGCCATCGCCGGAGGCGACGGCATAGGGCGCGGTCAGGGTGATGGTGCTGCCGGGCTGGACGTAGTTTTTCATGGGGGTGATCCTCGTGAATAGACGACGGGCGGCCCGTCAGGACCGCCCGCGTGTCAGGGTTCATCATGTTGGACTGCGGGTTACGCGCCCGGGTTCTTGTAGAGGCCGCGCCAGTCGATGGCCTTGGCGCCGAAGTCGAGGCGGCACTTGATCTCGACGCCGTCGACGTCGAAACCGTTGCGCGTCTCGATATAGGCGCCCTGCTGACCCTCGAGATAAGCGTACTCGATCGTGTCGATCTGGTTCGGGCTGGCCGCCAGATACCAGGCGGTCTCGCTCGCGGCATCGAGCCGAGGCTCGCTGATCGGCGCCAGCGTGCGGATCGACTGCGGCACCACGCTGGACATCGCGGCGGGCACCAGGTTCTGGGCGACCAGCTGTTCGGCCTTCAGTTCCAGCGAGGCAGGAACGATCAGGAAGGCGGGGCGGACGTTCAGCACCGTCTTCTTGTCGAGGCCGGTCTGCTTCGCCATCGCCGCGCGGGCCGCGCCCACCGCATCGACCGCCAGCGCCGCACCAGTGCCCGCGAGGTTCTTGTGGTTGGCGTGGAACAGCGCCGTGCCGTCAGCCATCGCCGGGTTCGCGGTGATGATGCCCCAGACCACATCGCTTTCCAGCTGGGCGATGGAGTTGCCGTACATCGCCGGGATGCGGGTGAAAGCATCGAGATCGTCGTTGATCAGCACCTGCCGGGTGATGGCGACCACCCGGCCATAGGTCTTGACCTTGTAGCTTTCCTTGCTCTCGCCCAGCGTGCCGCGCTTGAACTCGCCGCTCTCGCCCACTTCCAGAAGCTGCGGCGCCTCGCCGAGCTGGACGCGGTGCATCGACTTGAAATCGGTGGCCAGCACCTGGCGGCAGAAGAGCGCGAAGGTGCGGGGATAGGCGTCATAAGCCTGCCGCAGGGTCTTGTTGGTGACGGCCGAGAGGATCTCGGGGAAGTCCGAGGTCGTGTGCAGTGCGCGCGTCGCCACCTCATCACGCGACAGGCCGCGCGTGTTCACCCCGGCATTGCCAAGGCTTTCACGGGCCAGTTCCAGCAGGGTCATGCCGCGATACTGGCGCGCGGCGTCCTCCAGCGGGAACAGCGTCGGGCTGTAGCGGTGAAGGAGCGCGTTCGCCACGGCATCGCGGCGGGTGATGCGCTCGTCCCGGCCACCCAGCGGGACGGAGACATGGGGGAAGGTCCGGGTCTCCTCCGACTTCGCGTCGACCTGATCGAGGATCAGACGGCGGGACTCGTCGACACTGACGCCGCGTTTCACCAGATCCTCGGCGAAGCTGCGCTCGAGGTTCAGCCGCCCGGCCAGATCGTAGATGGTGGAGACGCGGTCGCGCTCGGCCTCGCGGGCGCGGGTGGCGACCGCTTCCGTGTCAGGCGCGGGCGTTGCCTGCGTCTTCGGCTGGCTGCGCGTCTCACTTCCGTGGACCTTCGGTTCGCTGGCGGCGACCTTCGGGTCGGGCGCAGCCGCTTTCGGCTCGAGCATGATGGTGTCCTCGGTTGCGACCGGATCGGTCGGCTGGGTGGTGGCGGGGGTTGCGGCGTCGCGCGCCGTGGTCTGGGTCTTGTCCGTCATCGGGGATGCTCCTTGCGGTGTGGGGGCGTCCCGGCGGTGAAGGACGCAGTCGTGAAGGGGATGTTGGGCGCGGAAGCCCGCGGCGGGGTCAGCGCCGACCGCGACGGCGGAGACCTCGAAGGGCGTCCAGTCCACCGCGCGCCAGAGTTCGCGGGCGGCTTCGGGCTTCGAGACCTCGAAACGGTGGACCTGGTAGCCGATCGAGACCGCGCGGATGTGCCCGGCCTCGATGTCGCGCCAGATCGGCTCGACGTCGGCGCGCTCGCTGATGCGCACCTGCGCGATGCCGCGACCGTTCTCGATCCGGGCGGAACCCGGCACGACCGAGCCGATCACCGCGTCGAGCGTGTCGAGCTCATGCACCTTCAGGAACGGCGCGCCCGCGTTCAGCCGGTCGAGCCGGACATGGGCCGGGTCGAGGCTCAGTTCCTCGTCATAGGGCTCGCCGAAGAAGGTCGCGCGGCGGACGCGGGCCCCGGCCGACCAGACCACCTCGACGGTGCGGCTGTCGGCATCGGCCGTGTTCGGCGCAAGCTCCGCCGACCGGCGCATGGCCGGCAGTTCGATCATCGTGTCCATGAGGGTCAGTCCTGTTGGTCGGCCTGCGCCGGGTCATTGTTCGCGTCGGCGGCCGGGTCGTCGGTGTCTGGTTCGTCGGCGGCGGGATCGGTCGCCGGATCGCCGGTCTGCGCGCTGCCGGTCTTGGTGACCCGCCGCGGGTCGCTGTCGAGCACCAGCCCCAGAGCGTCGAGCTTGGCGTTGGTCGCGGCGATCTCGGCCAGCACGGCGTCGGGGTTGCGGCCCTGCCGCGCGATCACTTCGGCCAGCGTCATGGTGCCCGAGCGGATCGACAGCAGGTTTGCCATCGCGTCCTTCTGCGGATCGACC